CGCTACGAGGCGATACGGGCGCGACCGGCGCGGCAGGCGTGGCAGACCAACCGCCATCCCCTGCTCGAATTGCGGATGACCCGGCAAGCCTGCCTCGATTGGCTGGCCGCCCACGGCTACCCGCTGCCCGGCAAATCGGCCTGCACGTTCTGCCCATTCCGCGACGACGCCGGCTGGCGCGACATGAAGGCCAACGATCCGGCGAGCTTCAAACAGGCGTGCGATGTGGACGATCTGGTGCGCAAAGGCGGCCACATGCGCAAATGGCGCAATGAGCTATTCGTCCATCGCTCGCTGAAACCGCTCGCCGAGGTTGACCTCTCGACCGCCGAGGATCACGGCCAACTCAACCTGTTCAACAACGAATGTGAAGGGATGTGCGGGGTATGATTTTCAAGCCGTGGGATTGCGCGCAGCCGGATGAATGGTTGCCGCAAAGCCTACGGCTATGCTGGGGCAGCGAGGGCGGCGGCGGCGGCGGCGAGGGCAGCTTTAGCGGTGACAGTGGCGGGGGCGGCTTTACCGGGGGCGGCGATTGGGGCAGTTCCGGTTCTTATGATGCTTCGGGCTTCGATGCCGGCGGGATCGGGTTCTGGGGCGGCTCGGCCTACGATGCTTCCACGGCCGGAACCGGCATGGGCGGCGGTGGCGACTGGGGCAGCTTCGGCGATACCAATTATTCCGGCTTTAACGCCCCCAATCCGACCTTTGGCGACGTTGCCGGGCCTAACCCTGGCGTGACCACGGGCGGCGGCGACTGGGGCTCGGCCGGCACGTTCAACGCGGCGGGCACCGGCGGCGGGCCTGGCGGCGCGATGTTCGGCGCTGACACCTATGGTGGTGGCGGTGGTGGTGGTGGCGGCTTCTGGGGTAGCGCCGGCGGCGGTGGTGATTACGGCGGCGGCTCATACGGTGGCGGTGGTGGAGGCTTCTACGGTGGAGGCGGTGGTGGTGGCGGCTCCTTCAGCAGCTTCGGCACCGGCACCCTCGGCGGCAGCAATGCGGTAAGCTCGGTCAGCGGGCCAGCCTTTGCCGACACGGCGGGTTCGGCCGGTGGCCATGCGGCGGCAGGGCCGGCAGCGGCGTCCAGCCATTCCATGGGCGGTCAGGCGGCGGAAGCGGCGTCCGAGGCCGGATCCGAGGCCGAGCCCAATGCTGATACGGGAACACAGACCGACCCTGATGCCGCCCCGCTAGGTGCGGCACCCGCGCCAGAAGCCGAAGCCCCGCCCGAGGCCGAGCCAACACAGCAAGACAGTTTTGCCAGTCGCTTCGACGCCGTCGCGCCCGCGCAGCAGGATAGTTTCGCCAGCCGCTTCGATGCCGCTACACCCGATGCGGAGCCTTCGGCCTTCGGACCGCAAAGCCTCGACCAGCAATCGGCCGGTGAGCAAGGCAAATCTGGCCAGCAGCAAGACAGCTTCGACAGCCGGTTCGGCTTCGACACTTCCGCGCCATCGCCTGCCGTCGATGCGTATATCTCCGGGGGCAGGGGAACAGATTTCGACTATGGGCCGGGGCAGCAGACCGCCGCGCCGAATTTCGATCAGGTGTTTGCCGACCTCGGCATCCAGCCCGGCTGGAACCCGGCTGAGCAGATGGCGGGGCGAACCGGCCTCGCCGAGCCGACCGATTGGGCCGCAAATCCGTATCAGCCGAGCACCGACGTTTCCGTTGGGCGGGATTTCAATCAGGCGTTTGATCCCTTCGGCGACACGCCGTCCGGCATGGATCTGGCGGCCGATCAGAGATCGGAAGCGGAGCCATCGCTTACCTTCAACGAAATGTGGGGCGATACGCCCTACAGCACGCTGCCGAGCGACCAGCTATCGCGCAGCGCGCAAGAAACCCTTCTGCATGATTTCGGCTATTTTCCAAATCCCGGCTATGTGCAGGGACCGCCGGCCCCAACTTGGGGCGACCGATTTAACGCTACCATGAACGCAATCATTGACCCTGTGGCCGGGGTTACAATGTATCCGTTCTCACGGGGCCTTGATGCCCTTATGGCCATTCCTGATAATGCACTGAGCCCCCCCTCGGAGCCTGGGCTTGGTGGGCCGGACATGGCCACTTCTCCGTCTGGCACCACGTCAACCATTCCGGGCGGTAGAGAAACAAGTTTCGAATATGCGCCGTCAACTACCGCGCCCGCCCCCGATTGGGGTTCGGTTTTCGAGGGCGCAGCGCCAACAGAGGCTCAACCCGGCATTGAGGCATTTATCCCCGGCGGCAGGGAAACCAACTTCGAGTATAATGTCGCGCCAACCCAGACCCCGATCGATGTTGAGGTGGTGAGGTCGGACGATCCCAGTGTGCCGGCTGATCCGCGGGGGCCCCCGACTACTCTGCCGCCCGCTGTAGAGGCACCGGAGAGCCGCCCCGCAGAAGAACCGGAGAGTGGCCGACCCGCAGAACAGCAACCGGAGGCGCGACCAGCGGAGCAAACGCCGCAGACGCCGCCGCAGGAGGCACGGCCGACATCGCCTAGTCTGATCGAACAAGTGCCGACGCCGCCCAGCTTGGTCGACATGGTGCCGACGCCGACGACGCCGAGTGCGCCGCTGTCCTTTCCGGGAATGCCGCAGACGGCTCTGCCGCCGGCCTATGCGCCGTCGCAGCAGCCGGCACCGCCCGCCCCGCCCGCACAGCCTGCGCAGCCGCCCGATGAACACGACGACGCGCCGGAGCCCCAGGACACCAGCCAGCCGCCGCAAGACCCCAATGCGCCCCGCCCGCCCGAAAACATCCCCGGTCAGGTGACTGGGGCAAGGGGCACCTATACGAATTCACATTTGGATAATCCGCGGGTTAACTCGAATTATCGCGACAGTGGCCGCACCGATTATCCGCAAGGGCGGCCCGGCATTGATTTTCGCACCGCCCGGCAAGCTGGTATTGAGCCGCATTTTCGCATCGAGGACATCAATGTTCGCGATGTGGATGCCCGGCTGGTTGAGCGTATCAACCGCGCAATGCAGGATATGCCGGCAAATCTACGCGATAACTTGGTTGCCACCAGCGGATGGCGTCCTGCACATCGCGGTGAAGCGCATGAACACGCGATGGACCCGCGCACGTCGCAGGAGAGCGTCTACACCCGCTATAATCCAAACGGACGAAACGCTGGCCCTGCGGCCCGTCCTGGCGGCTCCAATCACGGCCCTGGACGAGCCATTGATTTTCGCCCCGGTCCCGCGCTGAGTTGGTTACGCGCCCACGCTAGGGAGTATGGCCTTGAAACCCTTGGATCGAGGGGTGGAAGGCCCTTTGACGAGCCACATATCCAACTGTCGGATGCACGCGGCAATGCCGGCGCACGCCCGAGCGCGCAGGAGCAGGCGGAACAAAGGGCCCTCGACGCGCAAACCCGGCAGGCGGCCGTTGACCGCGGCCTGCTAGCCCCCGGACGGGGAAATCAGCAGGCGGGCGTGCCAACGCCACGGGCTCGGCCCAGCGATGCGCCGCAGCCGGAGGTAGCGCAACCGCGACCGCCGGCCGATATCCCGCCGGCTGCGCTGCCGTCGCCGACCATGCCGATCGCGCCCGAGCCACGGCCACCGGCCGATATTCCGGCACCGATATTAACGCCGCCCGCGCGCGGGCAGTTGGACCGCGCGGTTCAGACACAGAACGCGCTAAACCTGATCAAGCAATCCACCGCCAAATTGACCACAGCATCAGGGCAAGCGGAGTTTAACGCAGCCGGCGTGGTGGCCGCTAAGGATCTAGCGCGGGCGGGCGTTCCACTTGATATGGCACGCAGCCTGATGACCAAATCCGCCTACGAGGGGGCGGAAAAGGTCGGCTATGGCCCGTCCGCTGTGTTGTGGTCGATATACAAGGGCCACATTGATAGCGGCATTGCCGCCGCCCTGCAGGGCTACCAGCCGGCCAAGCCCGGCGAGGTGCAAGGACCGCCGTCACCCTTCGCGCCCGGCAAGCAGGGCGCTGCGCCATTCGGACAGCAATATGCGGACCTGACGCAGTCGACTGGGCCGGCGCCCGAAAACTATGGCCGTGGCACACCGGCCCTGCAAAATCTGTCACCGATCATTAATCCGCAGCCGACCCCGTATAATGACTGGGGTAAGACGCCTGCAATTCAGCCACCCCCGCCGCCGCTTTACACGCCAGACACTCCCGGACAATTCTCTCCGTTCCGCGGCAATGAGGCGGCGCTGCCGTTCGACACCCGATTTCTGGCCAAGGGCGGCCACGTCGACAAGGACGAAACGGTTGTGGTGGGCGAGGAAGGGCCGGAATTCTTCATACCGGACGAGTCGGGCACGGTGGTGCCTCATCAGCCGCAACCGGGAAAAGGCAAGAATGTCGACCGCTGGCCCAAAGGCCCAGCCGTGCTGTATCCCGGCCGGTATGGCGGCGTTGAGCGCGAGATCGAACGGCAGACGCGCGAAGCCCAAAACCCTATGCCGAGCCTGATCGACATGGTCGACAGCGGACGGTTGCCGCTCAATGCGGCCAACTGGCACGCAATGCTGAACGATCCGGCGCTGATTGCCCTCGGGCGATCGCGCTTTGAGGATAGAAGAAAAGGCGTCGATCCCGGCACCGAACAATACGGGGTATTCCCGCCCGCGCCCGCGCCGGCTGCGGAGCTTCCCGATCCGACAACCCCGATGGCGCAGGCGCTCGGCTACGGCTCGATCAAGCGTCGGCCGATGGCGATCGGCCGCCAGAGTTACTAGGGAGCAGGATCATGGTGGACCTTTCAAGTATTCTGGCGCTTCCACCCACGTCAGCCTCAGTACCCTCACTGCTGTCGCTGTTGCGGGGTGGTGATCCTCAAAACAGGGGCGGTGGTGGCGGTGGATTTGGGCCGATGTCAGCCCCGGTCCAAGGGCAAGGGCAGCAGCAGGAGCAGCAGGGGCGGGGCTCAGGGGAGGCGGGCCAACTGCAAATGGCGCAGTCGGCCATGGATGGCGGCGGCAGCACACGGCCAGATGGGTCATCGTGGCAACCGGAAAGGTGGAAGGCCGTACCGTGGAGGGAACCCGGTAGCGGCTCTTACGATAGTACACTGCCGGATTATTATAACCCGGCCGCTTGGGGCCCGCCGCCGGCATACGTGGAAGGCGGCTATTCGGGTTTCTTCCCTGGTGTTTTCGGCAAAAGCGATCCCAATGGGAAATACTGGACGATGAAGGATTACATGGCGCAAGCTCCCAAGAAGCAGGGCGTGGTGTACGATGAGGATGATTACTCGCCGAACACCATCAATCCGAACCTGATTTCAAATCCAGCCTCCAGGGCGGTTCGTGGGCTTCCAAACGCGCCGGAGCCCGGCTTTATGTATAAGCAAGGTTCGTTCAGCCGCCGCCAGATAGGCGAAGACCTCCAACAAGGTCAAAACCCAGGCAGTGCGGAGGGCGGCGTTAATCGGCCTCCCATTCGGAGCACCACGCGATACGGCAGCCCGATGGCAGCGTTTGATTACGGGGCGCTGGCCATGCTGGGACTGCCAGGACTATTGGGTCAATGGACCACGTCCTACTGAGGAGGGATCATGTCGGGCCCGAACCTGGGCGGCAAAGCATTGCTACGTCGGCGGCAGATGAAGTTTCACCCCGACGAGGTGCGATCCAAGATCCAGGCGATCCGGTTGGTGGATGTCTTGCACCAATTTATTTTCAGCGAGATCGACAAGGACGGCCGCAAGCTCGCTGACCTGAGCATGGCGCAAGTGCGCGCGATCGATTGCCTGCTCAAGAAGGTGGTGCCCGATCTGACCCGCACGCTGATCAGCGCCGACGTGAACGTGCGCTATGTTGCGGAACTTCCACCGGTACTCAGTCGCGAGGAATGGTTGCGAAAATATGCTAATCCTGAGCCACCGCGTATGATCGAAGGCACGGTCACAAACGGTGGAGGCGACGATGGCAAGGGCACGCTACAATAAGTGGTTCGAAGATGGCATTTCGCCCGAGCCTAATTCCGGGTGCTGGCTGTTTGATGAAGGTGAGAGCATTTACAGCGGCTATGTCAGGATTTTTGGTAACCGTAAAAGGCAACTAGTCCATCGCTTTGCATACGAACGCTATCAAGGCCCGATCCCGCCGGGGATGTGCGTTTGCCATACGTGCGATGTGCGCTGTTGTGTGAACCCGGATCATCTATTTCTTGGCACACATGCCGAGAACATAGCGGATCGAAATCAAAAAGGCCGACAAGCAAGAGGCGCTAAAAGCGGTCGAGCGAAGTTAACCGCAGAGCAGGTTCTGGCAATTCGGGCCACAACAACATCGCCGACTATTATCGCGCGGCAATATGGAATTACCGCACCGGTGGTGCACAACATTCGGCGTCGCAGGATATGGACGCATCTGTAGATCAGGTCAAAACCATTTGGACGCCTGGAAGCAACTGGGCGCAGTGGGCCTTCCTGCAATCTGATGTGTTCGAAATCTTCTTTGGGGGCGCGCGCGGCGGTGGGAAATCTGACGCCGTGCTCGGCGAGTGGTTAGCACATGCCAATCGCTATGGGATCAATGCGTCGGGGCTGATGCTACGGCGAACGCGGACGGAACTGCTTGACATCATCGAGCGGTCGCGTGCGATCTACGGGCCGCTCAAGTGGACGTATCACGAAACCGATAAGGTGTGGCGCGATCCGCAGGGCGCGCGGCTCAAGTTCAATTATCTGGAACGGGATGCCGACGCGGAACTGTACCAAGGCCACAGCTACACAAGGATTTACATTGAGGAAGCCGGCAATTTCCCGTCGCCTGCGCCAATAATGAAGTTGATGGCGACGCTGCGCTCGGGCGCCGGTGTGCCGGTTGGTATGCGGTTGACCGGCAATCCTGGCGGCCCAGGCCATCAGTGGGTAAAAGCCCGTTATGTCGACCCGGCGCCGCTCGGCAACCTTGTCATCCGCGATCCGGTGACGAGTTTGGAACGCATTTTCATTCCGTCGAAGGTCGGAAATAATCAGTACATAGATAGCGAGGCATATAAGAATAGGTTGCGGGCATCCGGTAGCCCGGAACTTGTACGTGCATGGTTGGACGGTGATTTTAGCGTCACGTTAGGTGCGTTCTTTGATTGCTTCGAAACCGGCCGGCATGTGATCGAGCCGTTCGAGATCCCCAAGGATTGGATGCGGTTCCGCTCGATGGATTGGGGATCGGCATCGCCGTTCTCGGTGGGGTGGTGGGCGGTGGCCTCGGACGAATGGCAGGTGCACGGCCGCGTGATACCGCGCGGCTGTATGGTCCGATACCGCGAGTGGTACGGGTGCCGGCCAGGCGAGCCGAACGTCGGCCTCAAGCTGCACGCCGGCGAGGTCGGTAAAGGAATTTTGTCGAGGGAAAAGGGCGAGGAAATATCCTACGGCGTGCTCGATCCCTCGGCGTTCGCCCAGGATGGCGGGCCGTCGATCGCCGAACGCATGGGCACCGAAACGGCCGGCAAGATTTGGTTCAAGAAGGCCGACAACAACCGGGTGCGGGTGATGGGGCACCTCGGCGGCTGGGATCAGGTGCGTGCCAGGCTGGTCGGCAACGACGACGGCCTGCCGATGCTGATCGTGTTCTCGACCTGTCTGGATTTCATTAGGACTGTGCCGTTCCTGCAGCACGATCCCGATCGGCATGAGGACGTGTGCACCGACAGCGAGGACCACGCCGCGGACGAGTGCCGCTATGCCTGCATGAGCCGGCCGTGGGTGGCGGTGAAGGAAACGCCCAAGCCCGAGGACGTGTCGGGCTATCAGGTGTACCGCAAGAGCACCGCGGCCGAGGATTGGCGGCAGTTTTAATTAAAACCCCACTTTTTTCGCTTGCAATCTTGGAAATCATAGGAGCGGCCGATGCCCCAACTTGAGCCGGGTAACATCGACCTGAACAAGCGGCCGAGGGTGAAGAACCCCGACGGCTCGATCTCGACCGTGCGCTCAATGGGCGTGAACATCGACGGTAAAGAGGTGCTGATCCCGACCGTACATCCTGACGGCTACATCATGTCGGACGACGATGCGATCGCGCATTACCGCCAGACCGGACAGCACCTCGGCAAGTTCAGCACGCCGGCAGAGAGTGATGCCTACGCGCAGCAACTGCACGAAGACCAGGCCAAGCAGTACGCGCCGCAGCCACCAAGAACACGGTGGCCGCTGTCGATCGGCCGTCAAACCTATGAGGGCGAGTGATGTCAGTCATGGAAAAATTCGCCGCGTTTGTCGGCTCGCTATCGCCGCAGGAAACCGGCGAGGTCATGCCGCTGATGATCAATTTCATGCAGAGCAACCTCGGCGCCGGGATGACCGGCCCGAACAATGCTGGCCCTGATGCTGCGCTACCGCCTCCAATTCCGGGGGCGGATGCAGGCCCTGGCGCCCCGCCTCCCCCCGGCATGTCACCAGGGCCTGAACCTATGCCGCCGCCGCAGATGCCCGGCCTGCAGCCCGGCGGGCTGATGGGTCGGCCGCCGATGCCGCCTACGCAGATCGGTTCGAAAAGCTATTGAGGGCCTGACATGGCGGTCACCAACGTCGTTAACTTCACCGGCTATAGCTCGACCGGCGGTGGCGGTTCGCACGGCCGTGGCCCGGCCGATCTCGACCCGCAGGACGACAAGGACGGTTTTTGGGAACTGGAAAAGTGCGTCAAGTCGTACACCACCTACCTCGACAGCAAGCGGCTGGAAATTGACGAGCAGCAAATCGCGCGGCGCTATCGCCATGGCGCGCAATGGACGAACGAGCAGATCAAAACCTTCAACGACCGCAAACAGCCGGTCGTGACCTACAATAAGATCGGCCAGAAGATCGACGGCATTGTTGGTACGGTCGAGCGGCTCAAGCAGGATCCCAAGGCGTTCCCACGCACGCCTGCTCACCAGGCTGGTGCCGATCTGGCGACCGCGGTGCTGCGCTATCTCATGGACAACAACAACTGGAACGCGATCACGCCTATTGTCACCGAGAACGCCGCAGTGGATGGCCTCGCCGGTATCGAGCTTGATCTCAAGACGGTGCCGCCACAAGGCGGTGGCCCACAGGAACAACCCGACTACGATGTGATGTTCAAGCCCGTCGACAACGACGGGTTTTTTTATGACCCGCGCTCGTTCAAACACGACTTTGAGGATGCGCGCTATCTCGGTATGGGCAAGTTCGTTGATGAGGAGCAGCTGGTCGAGTTGCTGCCCGGCATGGAGGAGGACATCAAGGCGGCGTGCGACTCCAACACTGAATTGATGAGCAACAGTGACCGGGATAACAGGTGGTTTGCGACCAATGGCGACTTCAAGCAAATTCGGCTGGTTGATCTTTGGTACAAGTCAAAGGGTGGCTGGAAGTGGGCGCTGTTCACGGGCTCTAAAATCCTTATGCAAGGCGAGTCGCCGTTTATTGACGAGCACGAAAAGCCGATTGCAAAGTATATCATGTTTTCGGCCGCAGTGGATCATGACGGTGATCGCTATGGTTTCCCGCGCAATCTCATGTCACCGCAGGATGAGGTCAATCAGCGCCGATCGAAGGCGCTACACGAATTAAACAACCGCCGCATCATCGCCACCAAGTCAGCGATTGCCGACAACAACGTGGAGGCATTGCGCCGCGAGGCAGCGCGCAGCGACGGTATCGTGCTGGTCAACACCTCACTGGACGATATCCGGTTTGATGACCAGGCCAAGCAGGCCGCGGTCATGGGCCAACTCGAATTCATGAAGGATGCCAAGGCCGAAATTGAAACCTTCGGGCCGAATTCCGCGATGATCGGCGGCGATGCGGCGAGCGGCGGATCGAGCGGCCGCGCCATTGCGCTGCTGCAGCAGGCCGGCTTGGCGGGGCTCGGCCCCTATATGTTCAATCTGCGCGGGTGGAAGGTTCGGGTTTATCGCGCGCTGTTCAATGCGGCGCAGAAGTACTGGACCAACCAGCGGTGGATCAGGATCACCGACGCCGAGGGCCAGCCGCAGTTCGTGCAGATCAACGAAATGCTCAACGGACCAGACGGCATGCCATCGGGCATGATGCGGAACGCGATCGGCGAGTTGGATGTGGACATCATTCTGGACGAGGGCCCGGACACCATCACGCTGATGCAGGACACCTACGAGGCGATCTCGCAGGCGCTGCCAGCGGTGGCGCCGATGCTCACCCCCGGCCAGGCCACCGCTGTCATGCGGGTGCTGATCGAAACGAGCCCGTTGCCGGCCGACGTGAAGAAAACATTCCGCGAGGCCGGCGAGCAGGAGGGGCAACAGCCCGATCCGAAGATGCAGGAGGCGCAGGCCAAGCTCGCTCTGCAGCAAGCTGAAGCGCAAGCCAAGATCGCGGTGGAGCGCGAGAAGATGCAGGCCGAAAACACGCACAAGGAAAAGGCCGCAATGATCGAGCTTGAGATCGAGAAGAACCGCTCGGCCAACGATATCCAGATCGAGCGCGAAAAGGCATACGCGCAGATGGAGATTGAGAAGTTTAAGGCCGAGCAGCAGACGCAATTGGCAATCGCCAAGGCAGATGTGGAGTTGCGGCAGAAAGCGGCGGCCGCACAGCAGCAGCAGCAACCACGCTTTGATTTCGGGCCGCCCGACG